TTACACATCATTAGTGCCTTCCTTATTTTTTGACTGGGACAAATTTGGGACCGATGGGTTTAGGATCGAGTCTATTTGCCGTGCGTGTTCGGTAAGGTGATTAGGTGCAAGGTGAGCATATCGACGAACCATTTCGATAGACTCCCAGCCTCCCATTTCCTGTAACACTGACAACGGGACTCCGGCTTGAACCAGCCAACTTGCCCAGGTGTGTCTCAAGTCGTGAAATCTGAAATCATCAATACCAGCCCGTCTCAGCGCCGCTTTCCAGGCTGTGTTTGCGTCATACCGCATCTTCCTGACTGTTGGCGCTTTCGTTCCGTCTGGTTTGGTACAGCTTTCCTTGTACACAAATACCCAACGGTGATGATTCCCGATTTGTTTTTTCAATACGCGACATGCAGTATCATTCAGCGCAACGCCAATTGCGCGGTTTGATTTACTCTCTTCCGGGTTTATCCATGCCACCCGGCGCTGCATGTCTATTTGTTGCCATTCAAGGTTGATGATGTTCGAGCGTCTTAAGCCTGTTGCAAGTGCAAATTCAACAACTAAGTGGTCAACAAAAACTGGCCACCGAGTTAGAGTTTTTTCCAGTATCGATTTTCCGATTCGTTTGGTGGTAACCCACCATTATATTCGTGCGGTCTTAGTGCGCTGTAATATCCAACGATATAGTCCGTTATTGCGTGAGCTGCATCGCTGAAGCTTACATAGCCCGTCGCCGGCACCCATTCGTTCTTCAGACTCCTGAAGAAGCGCTCCATTGGGCTGTTATCCCAGCAGTTTCCACGCCGACTCATACTCTGCCTGATCCGGTATCTCCACAGTAACTGCCGGAACTGCCTGCTCGTATAATGACTGCCTTGATCGCTGTGGAACATCACCCCGACGGGCTTACCACGGGTTTCCCATGCCATTTCCAGTGCTTTCATGGTAAGCCTGCTGTCCGGCGAGAACGACATGGCCCAGCCCACTGGTTTTCTTGCGAACAGGTCGAGAACAACGGCGAGGTACGCCCAGCGCTTACCCGTCCAGATATAGGTCACATCACCGCACCACACCTGATTTGGCTCGGTCACGGCGAACTGCCGTTCAAGGTAGTTAGGGATAGCAACATGTTCATGACCACCACGTTTATACCGGTAAGTCGGCTGCTGACAGCTGACCAGCCCCAGCTCTTTCATGAGTCTGCCAGCAAGCCAGCGCCCCATCTGGTAGCCTCTCTGGGTTGCCATTGTGGCGATGCTTCTTGCTCCGGCAGAGCCGTGGCTGATGCCATGCAGTTCAAGTACCTGGCTGCGTAATACAGCCCGTCTGCCGTCTGGCTTTTCAGGACGGTTTTTCCAGTATTTGTAGCTGCTGCGATGGACCCCGAACACATGGCAGAGAGTGGCCACAGGATAACGCGCCCTGAGTTTCCCGATTATCGAGAACTGTTCAGGGAGTCTGACATCAAGAGCGCGGTAGCCTTTTTTAATATTTCATTTTCCATTTCAATACGTTGTAGGCTTTTTCCTGAGCTCACGGATTTCAATTTGTTCCGGGGTAATGGGGGAGGCTTTTGGTGTTTTTCCCTGCCGCTCATCACGTAATTGTTTCACCCATCGCGTCATTGTGGAAAGGCCGACATCCATAGCGCTGGCTGCATCTGCCACGGTGTAATTCTGGTCAACGACCAGTTGAGCGGATTCGCGTTTAAACTCTGCGCTGAAATTTCTTTTTTTCATTATGGCACCTGTGTTGTTCTGAGGTGAGCATATCACCTCTGTTCAGGTGGCCAAATTCAGTAAACCACTTCAGTGGCTTGTGGCTGGTTTTTTCCTCCAGGCCTGACGGCTGAATACCTCACTGATCGCTTCTTTGACTGCGCCAGCTACTGGCGCATTAATCCTTTCGAATTGCTGAATATGCCGATCAGTGAAATTCCCTTACTGGTCAGTCAGGCAAACAGGATAGAGCAGGAGAAACGCACACATGGCTGAATTTGAGCTTAAGGCGTTGATCACCGGTGTCGACAGGCTTTCTCCCGCGCTGTCGAAAATGCAAAAGAAAATCCGGGGATTTAAACGCCAGGCGGAAGAAGCGTCACAGGGTGGGCTGGCGCTTGGTGGCGGACTGGCAGCGGGTCTGACGCTTTCCCTGAAATCTTATGCCGATCAGGAAAACGCCGCCACCGGGCTGAAAGTCGCCATGATGGATGCGAACGGCGAGGTTGGAAAGAGCTTTCAGGACATCAATAAACTGGCTATTGGCCTGGGTAACCAGCTACCCGGTACAACGGCTGATTTCCAGAACATGATGCAGATGCTGGTGCGTCAGGGGATCCCGGCAGAAAACATTCTGGGTGGTGTGGGTAAAGCGACAGCTTATCTTGCGGTACAACTGAAAAAAACACCGGAAGCGGCTGCTGAGTTTGCTGCAAAGATGCAGGATGCTACCGGAACGGCGTCAGAAGACATGATGGGGCTGTTCGACACTATCCAGAAGGCGTTTTATCTGGGTGTTGACGATACCAACATGTTGTCCTTCTTCACTAAAACCAGCTCTGTTCTGAAGATGGTGAACAAGGACGGTCTTCAGGCTGCACAGAGCCTTGCCCCCATCAGCGTCATGATGGATCAGATGGGGATGAACGGGGAGTCGGCAGGTAACGCCCTGCGAAAAGTTATCCAGTCCGGATTAAGCGTTAAGAAAATCAGGGACGTCAATAAAATCATGGCCCGCCAGAAACTCGGGGTACAGCTCGATTTTACTGACGGCAAAGGAAGTTTTGGCGGTCTTGATAACATGTTCAGGCAACTGGCAAAGCTGCGAAAACTGACCGACGTTAAGCGAACAGGTGTACTTAAGGCAATATTTGGTGATGATGCCGAAACCCTTCAGGTGGTCAATGCACTAATCGATAAAGGAAAGGATGGCTACGATCAGATCCAGCAGAAGATGAATAAACAGGCCAGCCTGAATAAACGTGTTCAGGCCCAGCTTGGTACGCTGTCCAACCTGTGGGAGGCAATGACGGGGACCGCAACTAACGGCCTTGCGGCTATTGGCGGCGCATTTTCTGGTGACGCCAAAAATATCACGCAATGGCTGGGGGAGTTAGGGGAAAAATTCACGAAGTTTGCGGATGAAAATCCCCGGGTTATTCGCGGCGTCGTCGGGCTTGCTGCCGGTCTTGCGATTCTGAAACTGGGATTGATGGGCGTTGGCGGTGCCATCAGTATTGTCAGCAGGATCATGTCGATGACGCCGATTGGAATGATTGCGACGGCGATAGCCCTGGCTGCGGGATTAATTATCACTAACTGGGATGTTGTCGGACCTTATTTCAAGAAGCTCTGGGAAACCATTGGTCCTTATTTTGAGGCTGGCTGGGAACTTCTGAAGATGGTTTTTGCCTGGTCGCCGCTGGGGATGGTAATCAATAACTGGGGACCGGTTGTTAAGTGGTTTCAGGATATGTGGGACAAACTGAAGCCAATTATTGAGTGGTTTACCGACAGTTCCGGTGACACGGTCGATGCCATTAACTCTGCGCAGTGGGGCGCGGGTGCTTATGATGCTTATGGGACGGGAATACCGGCACGGGGATACACACCTTATCAGGCGGTAGATCCGGCTCAGTCAAACAACGCCTCCGGTGCCACAGGCCCGAATCCCTTCATGATTAACAAAGCTTCTGCGCCAAAAGTTGATGGTGAGATCAAGGTCTCTTTTGTGAATTCGCCTCCGGGTATGCGGGTTATGGAAACGCGATCCAGCGGTTTTGATGTCAGCCATGATGTTGGCTATACGCGCTTTGGCAGGTAATGAAAAATTAATCTGTTAATGAGTCCCACTCCGGTGGGATTTTTTATGTACGGAGTTTATATGACGTGGAAAGACAGACTTCAGGACGCGTCATTTCGCGGTGTGCCGTTTAAGGTTGAAGAAGAAAGTGCGGGAACCGGTCGTCGTGTGGAAACGCACGAATACCCGAACCGCGACAAACCCTATACCGAAGACCTGGGGAAAATCACTTTCCGCCCGTCCATCACAGCTTATGTGGTGGGAGATGACTGCTTTGACCAGCGCGATCGCCTGATTGACGCGCTGAATAAACCCGGTCCCGGCACGCTTGTCCATCCGACTTACGGTGAGCTGAAAGTCTGTGTTGACGGGGAAGTTCGGGTCAGCACATCGAAGAGTGAAGGGCGTATTGTCCGCTTTGACCTGAAGTTTGTCGAAGCGGGAGAACTCTCTTACCCCACTTCAGGTGCGGCGACGGCGCAGACGCTGATGTCATCCTGTTCTGCACTGGATGACTGCATCAGTGACAGCTTCAGTGGTTTCAGTATCGATGGCGTGGCAGATTTTGTGCAGAACGACGTCGTCGGTAATGCCAGCACAATGCTTGGGTATGTTTCTGATGCGATGAAAGTGGTGGATTCTGCCGTATCGGATGCCGCCAGGCTGTTGCAGGGGGATATCTCGGTACTTCTGCCGCCGCCATCGTCAGGCAAAAATTTCGTTGAGCAGGTGCAGAAAATGTGGCGTACCGGGAAACGCCTTTATGGTAACGCCAGCGACCTGGTCACCATGATCAAAACGCTTTCCGGTGTCAGCCTCGGCAGCGATCTGCAACCGCGCGGCGTCTGGAAAACGGACAGTAAAACCACCGCCACGGCGACGCAGCAGCGTAACGTGGTTGCCAGCACCCTTCGTACGACCGCAATCAGCGAAGCGGCGTATGCCGTCACCCGATTGCCTGCGCCAACAATTTCTGCGGTGATGCAGAATGCCGCAGTGGGGCAGGCAACAACACCCGCGCAGAGCACTGGCTGGCCTTCCGTCACGCATCCGGCACTGAACAATGCACCGGCGGTGAAAAACACGGTTGACCTGCCGACGTGGGAAGAACTGACTGACATTCGCGACACACTGAATACGGCAATTGATAAGGAGTTGTCCCGTACAACCAGTGATGCGCTGTTTCTGGCGCTGCGCCGGGTGAAAGCAGATCTGAATGCGGATATCAACACGCGCCTTGAACAGTCTGCACGGATCATTCAGCGCACGCCGGATGAGGTTTTACCCGCGCTGGTGCTGGCGGCGACCTGGTTTGATAACGCGGCGCGTGACGCGGACATTATCCGGCGTAATGCCATTACACATCCCGGCTTTGTGCCGGTGATCCCTCTGAAGGTGCCAGTGCAATGAACGACAATGTCACGCTACGGGTAAATGGCCGGGAGTGGAATGGCTGGACATCGGTGCGCATCGGTGCCGGTATTGAACGGCTGGCGCGGGATTTCAGTGTGGAGATCACCCGCCAGTGGCCGGGTGATGAGGGTATCACCACGCTTCAGCCGCGCATTAAAAACGGTTCAAAAGTGGAAGTGCTGATTGGTGATGAGCTGGTGATCACCGGCTGGGTGGAGGCGACGCCCGTTCGTTACGATGCCCGTTCGGTCAGCACCGGTATTGCCGGACGTAGTCTGACGGCTGACCTGATTGACTGTGCAGCCGAACCGACACAGTTTAACGGACGCTCGCTGGTGCAGATTGCGCAGGCGCTTGCTGCGCCTTTCGGCATTGAGGTGGTGAACAGCGGTGCGCCGTCGGGTGTTATTCCTGATGTTCAGCCTGATCGTAAGCGTGCAGCAAGAACCGTATTGACGGGGATGTGTTATTCAGTCGGCAGTGCTACGCGCCAGGGGAGCAGTTCGCCGACCCGGTTTATCGGCCAGTCGGCTATGACGTCAAGGACATAGCGGAGGTAGCTTTCTGGCTCCACTCCGTTCAGTTTGCACGTCCCGATCAGGCTGTACAGCAGCGCTCCCCGCTCTCCTCCATGATCCGAACCGAAGAACAGGTAGTTTTTGCGGCCCAGACTGACCATCCGCAACGCATTTTCAGCGATGTTATTGTCCGCCTCAGCCCAGCCATCATCTGCATAGTACGTCAGCGCCGGCCACTGGTTCAGGGCGTATGCGAACGCTTTCGCCAGTTCTGAGTGTCGCGACAGGGTTTTCATCTTTTCACGCAGCCAGCTTTCCAGGGATTTCAGCAGCGGTTTCGTTTTCAACTGACGTTCGGCAAGGCGCTGCTCCGCCGTCATTCCCCTTATCTCTGCCTCGATGGCGTACAGTTCGCCGATCCGTTTCAGCGCTTCCTCCGTCAGGGCTGACGGGGTGCGAACGTGCACATCGTGGATTTTACGGCGGGCGTGAGCCCAACAGGCGGCTTCCGTTATCCGGCCATCCCGGTACAGCTCGTTGAACCCGGCGTATGCATCCGCCTGCAGTACACCACTGAACCCCGCAAGATGGGTCTGCGGATGGATGCCTTTTCTGTCCGGGCTGTAAGCGAACCACACCGCCGGCGCCAGCGTTGACCCGGCGTTACGGTCGTCACGAACGTAGGTCCATAACCGCCCGGTCTTCGTTTTCTTATTGCCTGGCAACAGCACCGGGACAGGCGTGTCATCAGCATGGAGCTTACCGTCAGTCAGCACATAGTCCTGAAGCGCTTCTTCCAGCGGTGACAGTAGCCGGCAGCATGCATCCACCCAGCCCGACAGCAGTGAACGACTCAGCTCCACGCCCTGGCGGCCGTACATTTCAGACTGGCGGTACAGCGGGGTGTGCTCTGCATACTTTGAGATCAGCACGCGGGCCAGCAGCCCCGGTCCTGCGATACCCCGCTCGATGGGCCGTGAAGGCGCGGGGGCCTGCACGATGGCATCGCACTGAGTACAGGCATGCTTTTCACGTACAGTCCGGATAACCCGGAAGGCGCTGCGCATCAGCTCCAGCTGTTCGGCGGCATCCTCACCCAGATAGCTCAGCGAGCCTCCACATTCCGGGCAGCATGACGCTGCCGGCAGCAGCCGTTTTTCATCGCGGGGGAGTGATTCGGGGAACGGTTTGCGGGTGCGGGTTTGACGCAGCGGGCGCTGCACGGCCGGGTCGTCAACCCGACCGGTAAGGGTATCACTTTCTTTCTGAAGTGCCTTCAGGTCAGCTTCCATCTGTGCGATACGACGGGAGACTTTTTCCGAGCGGCTGCCGAAGTTCATCCGGCGCAGCTTATCCAGCTGTGCCTGCAGATGGTCTATTTCGCGTTCACGCTCGTTCAGCTTTTCCTGCAGGGCACGGTTCAGCGCCTCCTGTTCGGCAAGGAGACGTTTCAGTGCATTGATATCGTCAGGAAGTGAGCTGCTCATACCGGGTATATTACCAGGCTCATTCAGCGTCGACCAGGATAAAGAGGCTTACAACATAGTCAGGGACGTAAGCAGTCTTTTAGGCTGCCGCCAGTCGATACCTTCCAGCAGCATCGCCAGCTGTGCCGGTGTGAGGAACACTTTGCCATCCCGGGCTGACGGCCAGGCGAAGCGGCCGCGCTCCAGCCGTTTGGTCAGCAGACACAGTCCATCGCCGGTAGACCAGAGGAGCTTTACCTGACTGCCATTACGCCCACGGAAGATAAAAACGTGACCTGACATCGGATCGTCTTTCAGCGTCGTCTGCACCTTTGCCGCCAGGCCGTTGAAGCCGTTTCTCATATCGGTGATGCCAGCGACCAGCCAGATCTTTGTCCCTGATGGTAATGGGATCAACGTTTGAGCTCCCGTATCAGCAGGTTCAGGATATTTTCGCTGATGGCACCATTCAGACGGAGTGATCCGTGCCGGAACGTCACTTCACAGCTGATATTGAGTGATTCAGGTGTCGCAGCAGCTACAGGTTGTGACCGGGGGGAGGTTGTAGGGACAACATCTTCGGCATCAAGTGTTATCGGGAGCAGCTCAGGCACGTTGTTTTCTGTTGTTGAAGGAGGACGTAGTTTTCCTTCGCGCCAGTACTGGCGCCACTTGAACAGCAAATTATCGTTGATCCCATGCTCACGAGCGAGTTGCGCTACGGAGATCTCTGGTCGATGCGAGAGTTCAACCATTTTGATTTTGAACTCAACGGGATAATTAGGGCTTTTTTTACGCACTGCGGTTAATGATTTCATGGATTGCGTCCACCATATTTGGTGTCCACTATTCTCTCAGGAATTTCAGGATCTGCCAGACGGTGCTGAGACGACGCTTACGCCTGATCACGGTGAAACGGTGATTGAGGTAATCAACAAAATACTCGGTCAGCAGCAGGCGCTGGCTTACGACGACCCGCACGGCAGGCTGGTGATTGGCGGTATTGGCTCAACGCGGGCACATACCGCGCTGGTACTTGGGGAAAACATCCTTTCCTGTGATACGGAGAAGAGTATCCGGGAGCGGTTTTCAGTTTACCAGGTGGCGGGGCAGCGTGCCGGAAACGACGATGATTTCGGTGAGGCCACCACCACCGCGCTGCGGGCCCGCACAGAGGACGCATTTATTGCCCGTTACCGTCCGATGTATATCAGGCAGACAGGGCAGGCCACGGGGGCAGGCTGTATTGCGCGTGCTGACTTTGAAGCCCGACAACGGGCGGCGCGGACGGATGAAACCACCTATGTGGTGCAGGGCTGGCGACAGGGTAACGGTACGCTGTGGCAGCCCAACCAGCGGGTGATTGTCTTTGATCCGGTCTGTGGTTTCGACAATACCGAACTGCTTGTTTCGGAAGTCACGTTTACTCAGGACCAGAACGGCACCCTGACGGAAATCCGTGTCGGCCCGCCTGATGCTTATCTGCCTGAACCCGAAGATCCCGGCGCGCGGAAAAAGAAAAAAGCCAGAGTACAGGAGGACCCGTTCTGATGAGGGCGATTGAAACCATACAGCGACAACTCCTCGGGCTGATTGGGCGGGCCGTGGTGAAAAGCATCAGTGCCGCAACGAAATGTCAGACCGTGGATGTGTCCCTGATTGCCGGTGAACCCAAAGCCGGGGTTGAACATCTTGAACCTTACGGTTTTACCGCAAGGGCAAACAGCGGTGCGGAAGCGGTGGTGTTGTTTCCGGATGGCGACCGTTCTCATGCGGTGGTTGTTACGGTGTCGGATCGGCGTTACCGCCTGAAAGGGCTGCAGACGGGTGAGGTGGCTGTCTATGACGATCAGGGGCAGTCTGTGACGCTGACCCGGGAGGGGATCGTGGTGGACGGTGCAGGTAAAACGATCACGTTTCGCAATTCACCTAAAGCACGTTTTGAAATGGACCTGGAAGTGACAGGACAGGTGAAAGACCTGTGCGACTCCAGCGGCACCACCATGTCAGCGATGCGGCTTGCCTATAACGGGCATCGTCACAGAGAGAACGGTCAGGGCAGTAACACCGACAAACCTGATAAAGCGATGGAGGCATGATGGAACTGTGGCTGACGGTGAACGGTAAACGCACCTGCGCCAGCGCACCGCTGGATCCGCTGACCCGCGCCGTGGTGATTTCCCTGTTTACCTGGCGGCGGGCGGAGCCTGATGACAACGCCGACGTCCCGATGGGATGGTGGGGGGATACCTGGCCTGCGGTACAGAATGACCGTTACGGCTCCCGACTGTGGCTGCTTCAGCGCAGCAAACTGACCAATCAGCTGGTGCAGACGGTAAGGGGGTATATCCGCGAATGCCTGCAATGGATGATTGATGATGGCGTGGTGTCCCGTATTGATCTGGATATCCGCCGCACCGGGATTAATGAACTGGGTAACAGTATCACTCTCTGGCGTCGTGACGGACCGGTAATGATTTCTTTTGATGATCTGTGGAGTGCGATAACGCATGGCGGACAGTGAATTTCAGCGCCCGACGCTGGCAGAAAATATCAGTATGCTCCGTAACGATTTATTCGCCAGGCTGGACGTCAGCGACACGCTCCGGCGCATGGATGAAGACGTGCGGGCAAAGGTGTATGCGGCGGCGCTGCATACGGTTTACGGTTACATCGATTATCTGGCAATGAACATGCTGCCTGATCTGTGCGATGAGTCCTGGCTGGCGCGACATGCTGCGATGAAACGGTGTCCGCGCAAGGGGGCCACGGCTGCCAGCGGGTATATGCGCTGGGAAGGTGTCAGCGATGGCCTGAAGGTGACCGCCGGGAGTGTTATTCAGCGCGATGACCTGGTTCAGTACACGGCAACTGCCGATGCAACCAGCACTGGTGGCGTCCTGCGTGTGCCGATCACTTGCTCAACTACAGGCGCGGTCGGTAACGCTGACGACGGTACGGCATTAATCCTGGTCACGCCGGTGAATGGTCTGCCGTCTTCCGGTGTGGCTGACACCCTGACAGGCGGATTTGATACTGAAGAGCTGGAAACGTGGCGCGCCCGCGTCATTGAGCGGTATTACTGGACGCCTCAGGGCGGGGCTGACGGGGACTATGTCGTCTGGGCTAAAGAAGTGCCCGGCATTACCCGCGCATGGACATACCGACACTGGATGGGAACGGGGACTGTCGGTGTGATGATTGCCAGCAGTGACCTGATTAATCCCATTCCGGAAGAGTCAACGGAAACGGCGGCAAGACAACATATCGAGCCACTGGCCCCGGTGGCAGGCTCTGATTTGTATGTATTCAGGCCGGTGGCGCATAAAGTGGATTTTCATATCCGCGTGACGCCGGACACACCGGAAATACGGGCTGCCATCACCGCCGAGTTGCGTTCGTTCCTGCTGCGTGATGGTTATCCGCAGGGAGAACTGAAGGTATCGCGTATCAGTGAGGCGATTTCCGGTGCGAACGGGGAATACAGCCATCAATTGCTTGCACCGGCGGACAATATCTCCATTGCAAAAAATGAACTGGCGGTTCTGGGGACGATTTCATGGACGTGACAAACGATGATTACATCCGTCTGTTGTCGGCACTGCTGCCGCCCGGTCCGGCGTGGTCAGCCAGCGATCCGGCGATTGCCGGTACGGCACCGTCATTAACCCGTGTTCATCAGCGTGCGGATGCCCTGATGCGGGAGCTGGATCCGCGCACCACCACCGAACTGATAAACCGCTGGGAGCGTCTGTGCGGCCTGCCGGATGAATGTATTCCTACAGGGACACAGACCCTTCGCCAGCGCCAGCAACGGCTGGATGCGAAGGTTAACCTGTCGGGTGGCATCAACGAGGATTTTTATCTTGCACAGCTTGCTGCCCTGGGCAGACCAGATGCTACCATCACGCGATACGACAAAAGCACGTTCACCTGCTCATCGGCCTGTACTGACGCGGTGAATGCGCCGGAATGGCGGTATTACTGGCAGATCAACATGCCAGCCGCCACCAACACCACCTGGATGACATGTGGCGATCCCTGTGATTCCGCACTGCGTATCTGGGGCGACACCGTTGTCGAGTGTGTGCTTAACAAACTCTGCCCGTCGCATACCTACGTAATTTTTAAATATCCGGAGTAATCCATGCATCGTATAGACACGAAAACCGCGCAGAAGGATAAGTTCGGCGCGGGTAAGAACGGTTTTACCCGTGGTAACCCCCAGACCGGTGCGCCTGCCACCGATCTGGATGATGACTACTTTGACATGTTGCAGGAGGAGCTTTGCAGCGTGGTGGAGGCATCCGGTGCCAGCCTGGAGAAGGGGCGGCACGATCAGTTGCTTACCGCACTTCGCGCGCTGCTGTTAAGCCGCAAGAATCCGTTTGGTGATATCAAATCGGATGGCACGGTGAAAACGGCTCTCGAAAATCTTGGTTTGGGAGAAGGTGCTCCAGCTATTGGTGTTCCGTTCTTCTGGCCGTCCGCCGCAATGCCAAATACTGTAATCGACAGTTGGTCCAGTATGGTGTTTTTGAAGTTCAACGGCGCGAAATTCTCTGCCACTGATTACCCTGTGCTGGCGAAAGTGTTTCCGGCGCTAGCATTACCTGACGCACGGGGTGATTTTATTCGTATCTGGGATGATGGGCGCGGGGTGGATAGAGGGCGAACCTTACTTTCTGCACAAGCAGATGACTTCAAAATGCATGAGCATAAATTTTTAGGGACAAGCGGAAATGGTAGCAATGTAGTGTTTGGTACAATATCGAATGCAGCTCCTTTATATACCAACGGAATCAGTCAGCCGATAGGGGGAGCTTTACCTGCATTCCAAAATCCTGGAGGCAACGAAACACGTCCCCGCAATATCACATTTAACTTTTTAGTAAGGGCTAAATAATGAAACCTGTTTTTGATGAAAATGGACTGGCAACGGAACCGGGTGAAATCCGCTGCTATTACTACGATATAGTAACTTTTGAATATATAGGATGGTCAGACGAATATATTAATATTGGCGTCAGTATGCCGGGTAATTCTACCGATATTGATCCGGGTAATGAACTAACAGGAAAGGTTGCTGTATTCGAAAATGGAGGATGGGTCTTGAAAGAAGACCATCGAGGTAAGACAGTTTATTCAACTACTGACGGTATGCCTCATACTATCGACTATATTGGTCCTATTAATAATGGCTATACCAATATTGCTCCTTCTGATCCGTTCCAGAAATGGGATGGGAAAAAGTGGGTATCAGACCCAAATGCTAAGTATGCAGCTGATGTTGAAGTGGCTGATAAGCAAAAAGCTATTCTATTGGTAAAAGCTAAGGAAAAGATCAGTTTCTGGACAACTGAACTGCAATTGGGAATCATTAGCGACGAAGATAAGACGAGTCTGATTGCGTGGATTTGGTACATTAAAGCACTTCAGGAGGTCGATACATCGAAAGCACCTGACATCACTTGGCCAGCAAAACCAGCATAAAGATGAATGCCGCTATCCGAGAATGAAGAAACAGGTCGCGGTCAGCTGAAGTCCGTTCGATGGTGTGAGTATTGAATGGTTGCCAGTTGGCAGTGTGTTTACATGGTGTTTACTGAACAAAATAACAGTCGCTTTTTCCCAAGTTTCCAGCATAAGTCTCCCCCCTTGTTTACACTCTTGAGAAATCTACGCCAAGGACATACTATATCTAAAATTGATAATGTCTGAGGGTGTT